GCGCCTCAAGGGCGGCTGCTTCAAGTGCCCCTTGCTGTTCGGCCTCGTTGCGAAGGCGACGGAGGACTGTTGTCCGGCGACTGTCCTCACGGTTCAGACGGGCCTGTTCCTTTTCGGAGACAAGGCGGCGGGGGCGACGGACTCGACCCAACGCCGGACCTTCCGCGCCAGGAGCTGGACGGCGCACTTCTCCGGCTGTGCCACGAAGCGCAGCCTGTTCGGCGCGCAACGCTTCGGTCGGTTCGGCTTTGCGAGCTGCTTTGAGCACTCGAGGGGTTTGCGACTGTTGCCGTGAGAGACGTCGCAACTCCACTTGGAGACGGGTGGCTTTGACGGATAGTTCGCGTGGGATCGGTGGCTTCAACCGACCGCGCGCATCTCGAGATTCGGCGTCAAGTTTCTGTGCTTGGTCATTTAGTTTGCGTCGCTCGGCGCGCAGTTTGTCAACCTCAGCTTGCATGTCTTTGATTTCACGACGAGCATTGGCGAGCGTCTCTGAGTCGAGATACTTGTAGTAGGTGGCGATTTCGTCAGGCGACAAGCGGGATAGCCCGTATCGCATCATGCTGATTTCGGGTGCGGATTCTGCCTGTGCCCGCTTCCAGTCGTCAGCAAACCACTTATTAGGTTTCTTTTGAAGTTCTAGCCGTCGCTGTCGTGCTTCCCACAATTCCTTGTATTTACGGGCGTATTCCTCAAGCCACGCTTCCGGCATTTGGGGTTCGACGCCGTTATCCAACCTGACGTCATAACCGGGTGCTTCGTAGGCACTTGTTTCGCTGAATGCTGCGCCAGTCGGATAATCAACTGGGTTGACGCCACCTCGTTTGTCCCAACCTGTTGCTTCATCCAAGAAGTCTTGATACATCTTGTCATTGCCGAGAATACTTTGGACTACCTGTCGCCAATCTTCAAGACCGTCAATTGTGTAATCGCGTGGTTGATTGCCAGGTTGATTATTCGGATCGTCGGGGCGTCGTGTTCTGCCCATTGGCTTTTCGCCAGAGCCGATCATTGTATTGAAAAGAAAGTCTGCTGCTTCGTCCTCGACCTGCTTCAATTCGTCAAGAGTTCGCTGCTTATGATTCTTTAGTTCAGCCGGTGTTGGTTCACGTTGCGCTCGAGCAGAAACTGGCGCCTCACCCGGCGTGTAGCCCTCGTTGATGAGGTCGGCGTAATCAAGCGCAAGGTTCTCGCGTTCGCTTTCGGTCAACCGGTCCATGCCGTTGACTTCGCTACTCAGCCGGTCAAGTTCCTGTTCCAACGGCCCAAGTTCCGTGTCAATCTCGTCAATACGACCCTGTAGTTCCTCAACACGAGTGGTGTTGCCGTCAATGATGGAACGTAGCCGAGGTGCGTCAATCACTTCCGCTTGAGCGGCGTCGTTGATGTCGGCATTGACCTTGTCAAGTTCTGCTGAAAGACGAGCACGTTCTGCGTCTAGATCGGCTCGACGATTCTCGGCACCAATCAGACGAGGTGACTTGGCGACCGGTGCGGCGGCCTGCCGTTTCAGCATGTTGTCAGCAGCCGTCAACGCCTGTTCCAGTTCGATCAGTTTCGTCAACTGAACATTCTGTTCGGCTGTCAGAGCGGACGCACGGGACTCCAATTCAAGGCGACGCTTCTGTGCCTGCTCGAGAACGGTTTGCAACCGGCGGGTGACACGTTCCCACACTTTACGAGTGATCTTCTTCTGTGGGTTCAGCGCGTCAGCGATGTCGTTACCAATGCCTTTGAGAACATTGGCGTCAATAAGCGTGTCAAACTGGTCTTCTAGTTCAGCAAGTTTGAGGGCGATGGTTTCGACGTCGTATCCGGTGACACGCCGAACTGCCTGCTGTTGAGTGATGATCGTCGGTCGCATCGTCGCCGGATAGATGCGCGGGTTCATCATGAAGTTCGGGCCGACACGCAACAATTGCTTGTAGGCGAGGCGCCCTATCTCAAACGCGATCCGATAGCCAGCATCGTCAGGGTCAAGGGCTGATAGTCGACGGTAACTGCCGGTTGGGTCTTCGAGGTTGATGCGCCATTCTTGAAGCACTTCGGCGGGGAGAACACCGGCGTCAATCGCGGCTCCGATGAAGTCGGCTATTGCCTGGTCTAAATACGATTCGATGGCGGCTGCCTCGGCTCCACCTTTAGCAAGTTCAGCAGCAAGGTAAGCCGGTGTCGGATAAACCTCAAACCAGGTGAACGGCACCGGTCCTTCCGGTACGCCTTCGCCGCGCATCATTGCTTCCTGTGCGGTGCGCGACCATTCTTTCAGCAGGTTGAAGATGCCGGTCACCTGCATGACCTGACCGGGATTGAGGCTGGTTTGTTCACCTCGGAGTGCGCGCAGTACCTCAACAGCGAGGCCGACTCCCTCGAGGGTGGGTTGCATGCCTGCGGTGGCGAGCGTCGGGCCGACGGTCGGATCGGTGGCGGCGCGCACCACATCCTCGAGGCTCATACCGTTGTCAATGAGGGCGAGCATGGCGTGTGCTTTGGTTGCCAAATGGATAGCGGCTTCCTGCACATGGGCGGGGACCGGCCCAGACATTTCGTTCGGGAATTGCTCTTTGAGGTTGGCGAGGTTGTCAAGGGCGTCGGCGGCGTCACGCAACTGTTGTGCTCGGACTTGCTGCGGAGATTCTGTGCCCACCATCGCATCTATGTATTCGGGGTATGGGGCTGCGCCTTGCTCCACGGTGTTTGCTTGTTCACGAAGCGACGCTGCACGGGCGCGATACACCTCAGGTGTTTCTGGGGCGACACCGTAGTCACGGGCACGGTTGAACTGCTGAATGACTTGCTGTCCTGCTCGTTCACCCAACAGTTTGACTCGACGGCCAATCTGACGACCACGCCGAATCACGCCTTTGCCTTCGACACGTTTCTGCCGTTTGATTTCAAGGTCGTTGATTTCGCCTTGTTTCATGCGCGCAGTCGCGTTGTCTCCGGCTGCGGTAGCGGCGTCTCGTTCGTTGATGAGGTTGGCTATGTCAATGTCAAGATTCCCCAATTTGGTTTCTTGATTCATTCGGTACACTTCGCCAACCTGGTTGAACAGGATGCGGAGCGGATGCTCGGCGTTCGCTACGGCGGCGGCACGGTTCGTGACTCGGGTGACGGTTTCGGCTTTGGGGGCGTACCGCATCCCTTCCACCAATTCTCCGGCTTTGGGAGCAACCTTGCTGACGAGACGGCCGCCTTGACGGACGGTTTCTCCGACGGGTTCTGTTACTGCTCGGCCAACGAATTCGACTGCTGCGCCGGTGCGTGGGGCAACGGTTGAGATTTTCTGTCCGGCTTTGCCGAACACGCTTCCTGCGCCGAGCACACCACCAACCAGCGCAATGTTTCCGAGGTCTTCCACCATTGTCGCACCGAGATTGCCTTCACGGAACGCTCTCGCGTAGTCGATGCCTTCTTGCCCATAGTTGTAGAAGCCAAGCGAGCCAAGTTCTGCGAGACGGCCACCGGTGCGAGCCACGCTGCCGAACACGCCACCAATGAACGGGTGCTGACGATGCATGGCGTAGGCGTACAGTTCGTCGCCTTTCAAACCAAGTTCTTTGCCTTTGGCGTAGTCAACCTCAAGACGGCTGGTGTAGATGTCGTCGTTGATCGCATCGAGAACTGTGTCAAAGGTCAGTTCACCTAAACCATAAACTTCTTGCGCGGCTTTACCAGCAAGCGTTGGCAGGCTCATGATGCCCTGACCAATAGCACCAATGGCCGAACCGGGGATCGAGATCAGATCACCGAACCAGCCTTTGTCCTGTTTCTTTTCGGTGGCTTTGCGAACCTGCGGAGGTGCCAATTGGCCGCCGGTTGGTTTCGCCAGTTTCGGTATAGCGAGACGCGGAACGGTTGTGGTGCGTACCGCTCGAGGTGTCGTGCGACGGGTAGGTGCGACCATCCTGCGAACTGGAGTGATCGCTTTAGACGCCTGGTAGTCGCCAAGCAAGTCCTGTGTGTCAGACACGGTCAGCCTCCGGTATTGACGGAGAACAAGAAGTCAAACGTGAACAGGGTGTTGAGAAGGATGGTGGCTTTCACGGGGTCGCCGGTCTGCCCGTAATACTGGGCGGCGATGTCGCGAGCGATACTACGCTTTTCTTCCACCGTAGTGGCGTCAGCGTTTTGTAGTTCGTTTTGTGCTTGGCTGAGGTAGGTGACGAAGTTTGGATCGGAGAACGCTTGCCGTGCCGAATCAACCGGCATGTCGCCCGCTGCGGCTTGTGGTGTGATGCCGTAGGTGTTGAGCATCTCAGCGTCGTATGCGTCCAGCTCGGGGGAACTGATCGCCTCGTACGCCTTCTCTTGGGCGGCTTGTGCGCGCAGAGCGTTGTATTCGTTGAGGGCATCGGGTCCTTGCGTATTGAGGATGATTTCTCCGATGCTGGCGTTCGGGTCAATTCCTTGTGCTTCGAGTTGTGCTTTCTCGAGGGCGGCTTGTTCGTTGTAGTAGTTGACGTCGGTTCCGGCGGTGAACATTCCTGCTGCCAGCGACGGCGGGGTGCCGTAGACCTGTGTTGCGATCTGCTGTGCGAGCGACGAAATCGGCACTTGAGACAATTGGGTGGATACTGTCTCGAGCGGGATGGTGTTGGCTTCCGTGCTTCGCGCTGCGCGTAGTCCGGCGGCGGTAGCGAGAGCCAACCGGCGGCTGGTTTCGTCGCGTGTTGCCAATGCGTATCGGGCGTCTGCTTCACGCGCCGCCTGTTCGTTTTCCTGTGTCGCTGCAAGATTGGCGGCAATAGGTCCTTGCTCGAGGCCGGACATGAGGTTTCGCATCTGTCGAAGTTCACCCATTCGCATTTCGGCGCCCTGACGAGTACCGGGAAGGTTGCCTTGTCCTATGCGTGGCGCAATGTATGCCTGCATGTCAGCCATTGCCATTCGCATTGGTTCGTATCGCTGACCCTGACCTGCCGCGATTGCTTGATTGGCAGCGAGTTGACGTCGAGCCTCATCGGCCGCGGAACGCGCTTCAGCAATAGCAGGAACTTGCCCATAACCACGGAATGAATCGGCTGGGACAAGCATCGTGCCGCCAACCTTCGCGTATGGGGAACCTCCGGCATACGGACTAGGATCGGCATTGAAGACAATGGGTTCTAAACGGTTTTGGCCGTTGTCGGGTCGGTCGGTGTAATAGCCATACGGATCGTAGATCGCGTTGAGACGATCCAAGTATGCCTGGTCTTCGATCATACGGTTGCGGGCGGCTTGGTCAGCCATTTGTGCTGCGAGTTCGGGAGCCTGTGCAGCTTGGCCGATAACAGCCTGCTGGAATTGTGTTTGGGTGGGGTAGCCACCGTATTTCATTCCGTAACCCGACGATGGGCCACCGATGATCTGCGTCAACATCCCACGCGCTGTTGTGCCGGGGATCAGACCGACAATGCCCGGTGTGCGACGGGTGAATGTGTAGCCTCCACGGTCGCCGGTGTCTGTTCCTTGATCTGCGACGCGTCGAACATCTTCAATGGTGACGCCTCGAGGGCCGGTGCGAGGTGCCATTAGCGTCCCTGCCTGACTGTGATCGGTGTGAGACGACGCGCTCTCACGGTCTGTCCACCTGCTCGAGTTCTGAATGCAGGTTGGTCGATGACATCGGCGCTGGCACGATACGCAGGTGACGCCACATACGGCTGATACGGGACTCGGGCTGGTGTGGGTGTCGTCGGATAGATAACTGACGGTGCGCTGGAGCCACCACCACCGGTCGACTGATTCTCAAGAGCGGCAGCAGTCAACAATTCCGGCAGCCCCACCCAATAGTCCTGCAATGCTTGCGCCTGCGACTGGGCGGCGTTCATCGCACCGGCGTACCCACGATTCCAAACATCTTGATAGTCGGCAATGTCGCCACCGTATGGGGCGAGACGCTTGTTGACGAGACCCTGCTCGTAGGCGTTCTGTTCGGCTGCTTTCTTCTTGGCTTGCTGGTTGCGGTATGCCATCTCGAGAGCAAGACCGCCGAGCGGAGTGTCGAATCCTGTGCCCATTACTTGCCTGCCAATGCGGCGAAGTTGATGCCCGGTGGGAGATAATGCCGTTTGCCGTTGGCATCGGTAATCCATTTGCCACCGGCTGGCTGTCCAGCGGGCGGCGGGTCGTCCGGCGAGCCGGTCGGAAGCGGAGTCGAGGAGGCCTTCGGTGGGTTCGCCGCCTGAGCTTGAGCCAACGCTGACGCATAATCAAGTTCAGCCTGGTTGATTGCCTGCTCACCGGCCATGCTGGCACGAGCACGGGCAGCCTTTTCTTCGGCACCCAACGACACTCGAGCGGTGTTCGCTTCGCCGGAACGTAGAATCCCTCGAGCCTCTAGGTTGCCTTCGAGGTTGCGGGTGGCGTCGTAATACTGGCGGCCGATGTCAGCAAGGTTGGCTTGGGTGGATGCTTCGGCTTGGGCGCGCGCAAGATCACGCTTCTTTTTCGCCAATACGGCTGAAGCGAATCCGGGTCCAAGATCGGGGTATGAAGCAGCCATGTGTCTCCTGTAGACCTACGGCTATCCGGCCTTCGGTTTGCGTCGTGACGGGATTTTAGCAACCGACGGTGCTGGTTTCGGGGAACTATGGGCTGATCCGTTGATGTGCTCGGACAGTTCTGAGCGCACCTGACGGATGTCCTTACGGATTTCGGATGACACCAAGTCGAGCCGATCTACGACGGTGGCGTGGTCGCGCTTGTTTTCTCGACGCCCTTTCTCAACGAGGATGCCAACGACGGCAAACGCTCCCGAAATGAGGGCGACGAGAACGGCTTCCATTACGGCTCCAAGATGTCCTTGAAGATGGCGTCGATCTGCGCTTTGCTGGAATCTGCGATAGCGGGGCTGACCTCGAGGTGGGTCCAGGTGGCGCCGGGGGAGCCGATGGTGTTCTTGTCGTACACCTTCCAGCCTGCTAGGAGGCCGCCCTTGTCTCGGTCGCAACGGTAGCCAGCTCCGAAACCCTTTGGGTTGGGTAGGAAATTTCCGGCGTAGTCGTGGATTTCTTCGATGCCCAGCTTGTCTCGATGGGTGTAGACCCAGTCGATGGTCTTTTTGAGGGTGGCGGGGTCGCCTCCCAAGTCCATCGCCCGATAGGTGGCGTGAACGGATTTGACGCCCGGCTTGCCTCGGACATCTCGATCTGAGAACACGCCCAGCCCTTTGAGTCCGAACAGGAACTTCAGCCAGTCGTAGACGGCCATAGTGCCTTCACGGCGGGCCGCATGGACGGCGTCGGTACTTCCGGTGTACGGGCGTGTCATAGCCCGTCACACTAGCAGTTAGGAGCCGATGCGCTCCATCTTGAACGCCATCGCTTCGACCAGCATCGGGTAGATGCCTTCGGGGAGTAGCGGCTGAAGTTTGGTCAGAAGGTCGTAGGCAATCTGCTCGGCTCCCGTCGTGGGCAGGATTGCGTCCGATTCCGGTGTTTCGTTCTCGCCGGGGATGTCCGGCGGGAGGTGCTCCACAGGGATGCTGAACGTGATGGTGGCTTGAACAATCGTTGACACGGCAGGTGTCCTTTCTTATTCGTTGTCGTCTTCGGGTTTGCGCTTGTTGATCGCCCCTCCGGCTGCGAGGCCGGTCATGGCTCCGACGATGCTGAAGATCACCGGCTCAAGAATCTTGAGGAAGGCGGCGTCGTTCGGAGATTGTTCTGCTGGCTGATACACGAAGATCAGCGAGTAAAGAAGGGCGAGGATGGAGACGCCGAGAACCCCGGCGAGGGTCATGATGAGGATCGCTCGAGTGCGCGCCTCAATCTCGTCATTGGTCAATTTGCGTCGGCGGGGGCGCTTGTTGATTTCTTGGGTCATCGGCGGGGTTCCTGTATCGGTCGGAGCATTGGCTCAATGTCAGGCAGGCTAACATCAAGACGGCTGTGGTGACCAGTCTTTGGTGTCGGCTCATGCCCCACAGTCTACTTGCCTTGCTGTTTCGGGTTGGCTGCGTGTCGCAGGTCAAGGATCAGAGCGTACAGCTCGTCCTGTTCGGCTTGCCCTTTCGGGATGACCCGCTCGAGCCATGCGAGGGTCTGTTTGAGGGTGGACAGTCGGACGGTGCGTTCGGCTGGCGCCTTACTCGTCATAGTCGTCATCTTCGTACTCGTCCTCATCCTCGTCCTCATCGTCGTCAATGTACGGATAGTTCGAAGACCAGTCGGTTTCGACGTCCGATTTGACGAGTGTCAGAAGTCCCGAGGTGACCCACGGCGGCTGGTCTGAGTCGGTTAGCACGATGATTTCTCTCTTTCCGTCAACGGTGATGACATCCACTATTGAAATCGCATGGCAAGGGATGACGTCCGGCCAGAAGGCTTGGATCACCGGCGGCACACACTCTTGTGCTGATACGGCATGCCGGTCGATGCTCACCATTTCTCCCTCTTGCGATCATGGCAGAACACCGGCGCTTGGAGCGTGATGTTGTGCTCGGGAGTCACGATAGCAAGAGCTTGTTGCGGTGGTTCATGCCCAAAGTTGGAAACCCAAGCGTATTCGTCTGTACCTTTGGTACTACCGTTGACGATTAGTCCGGGGGTTTGGATGAGCTGGTGCCAATGCCCCATCCACAGGGTGTGGAACGGGGAGCCGATGTCCATTGCTCGCTGGGCTTTTCTGGCTCGCATTCGCATGATGGGCGGCCAAATACCGCCGATACCGCCTCCACCGTGCGCCTGGTCGCCGTGGGTGAGGAGATGCCCCCAACCGTAGATGGGGACGATGACATCGGCGTTTTCGGAGATTTGGAAGGTGAACCGGCGGTCTTTGCTGAAGTGCCGTTCGATCATTTTGCCGAGCAGCCAGTCAAAGTTTGTTTTGGCTCGCAGTTTGGCTCGAGGTTTCCGGCTCATGCGACCGTGGTTGCCGATCACGCAGGCCACATGAACTTTGCCGAATTCGTCTGCTAGCAGGGACAATGCGGCTCCGATTTGTTCTGCCCAATGGAGCAGGGAGCCGAGGATGGTGTCTTCGTTCGTTTGGGCGAGTTCTTCGTGGATGTCTCCGGAGAAGATGTCACCGCCCAGCATGACAACCACCCCATCGTAGGTGACCCCTGAGAGATAGTTGCGGGCGATTTTGATGGCGTTCTGCGACCAGGTTTCCAGCCGGATTTCGGCTATCGCCCGGTTGTAAGCGTTGAGGCCGCCGACTTCCTCGGGGAGTACCACCTCATCAAAGTGGGTGTCTGAAAGGATCAGAGTCAGGGTGGCGTGTTTCTTTCGGCTGGACGGTTTCGCCACTAGCCATTTCGGCGGCTCCAAATTGAGGGTTGTGGTGGCATCCACAATGTCGAGCGCCTTCTCGAGTTCGGTGACCCGCTCAAGCAGGTTGGCGTTCATTTGGTCTGCTGACTGCCGTGCCCTGCGAGCCTGCACCAGCATGGCTCTCAGTTTTTCGGTGTCGTCGTTGAAGCCTTCTATCTCGTCACTTAGTCCCACAGAGGCACTCCCCTCGGCGGTGGCGGCTGATCGTGTGATCGGATACCTGGAAGCCTCGAGCTGCGAGCGCCCGTCGTATGGCGGTGGTGCGGATTTCGGTGTCGTTCAAAGCGCCGGTCAGGTCGGCTTGGTCGGCTGGCTGAAGGCTGTTGTAGACGGCCACCAAGCCGCACGGTGGACCTTTGGCGCTGTTGTTTTGGGCGACGATTTCTCCCATAAGGGAGGACGGTTTGGCAGGCATTTCCCCTCCTGTGGATTAGTTGTGGGGAACTTTACCGACCTTAGGCGTCGGCTTCAAGCACCTTGAGGATCGTGGCGGCTTTGGTGCGCTCGACCTTTTCGGCTCGGAGGGCGGCTTCGCATTGGTCTCGGTACAGCAGTTGGGATAGGAGTTCGACGTCGTTGATGTCGGCCAGTTCGGCGGCGGCTTCGTGGTGGTCTTTGCGGCCTTTGAATTGGGCGAGGTGGGCAGGCCATTCGGTCGGGAGGGAGGCGAGGATCATCTCGTAGAGGACAATGTTGTCGTCGTATTGGGCGACTTCTTCGCGGCGCAGTTCAATGGCGGTGGGTTCAGTCATGGCAGTCTCCTTTGGTTCGAGGTTAGCGGAAAGCGGCGCTGTAGCCGGTGCCGTTTGGCAGAGTGCTGGGGTCGGCGTATTTTGTTCCAAATCCAGCCGACCACGGATAGACGGAGATGTATGGGGAAGTTGAATGTGCGATGGCAACTAATGTGCCTGATGAATTGAAAGCCACCCCTCGCCCGGTGCCAGTCGGAAGCGTTGATGGATTGGCGTATTTCGTGCCGAATCCACCACTCCACGGATAGGCGGTCACATAGGGGCTGGTTGTGTGCGCCACGACAACATGGTTCCCATCTGGGCTAAAAGAAATACCGTTCCCGGTGCCGGTGGGCAATGTCGCTGGGTTGGCGTATTTAGTTCCCCATGCACCGGAAAAGATGTAGTTGGCGTACACATACGGAGAGGTTGTATGGGCGACCGCAACGTAAAACCCTGTTGAGTGAACACCGTTACCGGTGCCCGCCGGAAGTGTTGTTGGGTTGCCTATTTTTGTTCCGAAGCCCGATGACGACCACGGATAGGCGGTCACATACGGGCTGGTTGCGTGAGCCACAACAATTTCGTTAGTCGTGAAATCAACACCGTTTCCGGCGGTGCCTGGGAGTGTTGCGGGGTTACTGAACTTGGTTCCAAAACCTGACGACGACCACGGGTAGGCAGAAACATACGGTGATGTTCCATGTCCAACGGCTATCTGTGCGCCATCGTTTGAGAACGCAACACTATTCCCGATGCCAGTTGGCAAGGTTGCCGGATTGCTGTATTTCGTTCCGAATTCGCCAGTCCAAGCGTAAGCAGAGACATACGGTGATGATGAATGAGCGACAGCAACATCAGAACCGTTAGGAGAAAACGCCACGCCAAATCCTTCTCCAATGGGCAATGTGGCTGGATCTGCATACTTTGTGCCGAAACCTGCCGCCGCTGAAAACGGATACGCGCTGACAAACGGGCTTATGTTATGTGACACAACGAGAATTTCGGCGTTGACGAGGATGCCCGAAGCGTCGACAAGTGAGTCGCTTTTGTACGGTTTCGTGATGCTGGATTTGGCTGCCGCAAAGATCATGTGATTTCGGTGCCGTAAGCGTTGAACGTCAGGTTCGTGGAAGCGGATCGGACGGTGATGACGTCGGTCGTGGCGAGGGTCAAACCGAACGTGAACGCGAGCAGGTCGTTCGCTGCGATGGCGGCGTCATAGACGATGTAATGCTGGTTGGCGATACTCGCTCCCGCCGGTCGAATGGCGATACGGAACGTGGTGGCCGACGACCCTCGGTTACAAGCCGTAATCGTGGAAACCACCGTCGAGGTGGACGACGGCACCGTGTAGAGCGTCGTATCGGTGTTTGCGCTGGTGATGGCGACTTGTCCGAGGGCTTTGTAAGCGTTGGGCATCTCAGGCTCCCATGAGTAGGAACACGGTTTCTAGGCCGGTTGTAGCGGTCGAACTGCTGGTCGTTGGCACGAACTTGGTGCCGTTGTAGGCGAGCACCTGGTTGGTGGTGGCTCCGGTGGTGTCAATCTCAATGCCGTCCACGGTCAGGACGCTGGTGGCGGTGGTGCCCGAAATGGACGCCGAGGCTGCCCCAATACTGGTGGTGGATGTCAAAGCGTTCGCAGAGATGGTGCCGGTAGCGGTGACAGCAGCGAACTGGGGGCTGTCCGTGATGGCGACAGCCTGACCGATAGCAACCGTCGGTGTTGAGCCTTCGCCGGTCCCACCGGTGACCGTGACGCCTGTTCCAGCGGTCAATGTTTGAACGTAGTCACCAGTCGTTTTTGTGCCGAGAGCGATGGAGTCGTTGCCGATACGGGCCGCGTCAAGGGTGCCGGTTGTGATGTTGCTGGCGTTGATGTCCGTGATCTGAGAACCGGAACCAGCGAAATAGCCTGCGGTGGTTGAGATGTTGCCGGACACGCTGATCGTGTTCGGGGTGGTGGCTGACGGGCCGCAAGCGACGACGATGCCACCGGTGTTGGTGTTCACTCGGCTGACATGGCCGACGATCTGAATGACGTCCGAAGCGCCGGTTGGGCGGGTGCCAGTCACCCCACCACCGGAAGCAACATACAACGGCTGGTTGATGCTGTAAGCGGCTGTGTTCTGCGAATCAAGGTCACCGACGATGACGGCATGACCGCTGGCGTTGACAGCAATGTCGCCGTCCACAATGCCGATAGCAGGCATCTTGGCTGAGTTTGACGCGTCAGCGGGGGCGACTTCGCACACCTGTGTCGAGCCGACCGTGCCGGTGATGTAGACCGGAGTGCCGTTCGTGATCGTTGAAGCGGTCGTGTTTTTGATGTGGAAGTAGACCAGCCCTGCGAGGTCGCCGTGAATGTGCGGGGCGTACAGGGTGCCGTCAACCGTCAGGTTGCTGGTGAAATGCCCGTCGCCGGTGACATCGAGGCTGTATGCCGGGCTGGTGTTGTTGATGCCGATTTGGTTGTTGGTGGAGTCAACGTAGAGGGTGCCGGAGTCGACGTTCAGCCCGCCGAAAGCGACGGTGTCGCCGGTGCCGACCGACTGGCCGATAGCGACGCTCGGGGTGGAACCTTCGCCTGTCCCGCCGGTGACGGTGACCCCGGTGCCTCCGCTGACGCTCGCAACATAGTTACCGGTGGTTTGGGTGCCGAGCGTGATGTCCGGGTCAGCCCACTTCATGCCCAGCGTCTGAGCCGAGTCTGCGATCAAATACTGTCCGTTGGTGCCGATCCCTAGTCGGGCGGGGGTGTCGTCGGCTTGCCCTGCAATCAAGTCGCCTTTGGCGTCAATGATGGACTTGTTGATCGAGTTCGGGTCGGTGCTGGACGACCATTTGATGCCGGATGCCTGCGCCGAATCTGCGACGAGAACCTGTCCGTTGGTGCCTACCGGTAGGGCGGTGTAGGTGTCGTTGCCGGTTCCGACCAGCAGATCGCCCTTAGCGTCAAACGAAGCTGCGGTCGGGTCGGGCGCCCATTTGATGCCGGTTGTCTGTGTCGAGTCGGCGGTCAAAACATAGTTGTTGGTGCCAACGGGAAGCCGAGCTGGGGTGTCGGCTGCGGTGGCGACAATGAGGTCGCCTTTGGCGTCGAGGATCGTTTTGGAGACGGCGTTCGGGTCGGTTGTCTCGATGGGGGCTTGGGAGACGGATGGTTGGGCGAGCGCCGGGGGGATAGTCATGGCTCGCCTCCTTAGTAGCGGATAATGAAGTTCGTGACCGTAGGCAGGGTGAAACTTGACCCTGAACCACCGTAAGTGTACCCAATGACGCTGAACAGGGCTGAGTAGGTAACGGTGTCCAACGATGCGCCGTTAGCAGATAGCCAGCCGTCGGGAAGGGCGACGCCGGTGTGCCAGCGGATCATGCCGCCGACCGGCATGGAAATGCGAAGTTCGTTCTCGAGGTCGGAGTCTCGGAGGTCGAGTAGGTCACGGGTGCGGGTTGAGATGTCGGTCAGGTCGGTGCCCCGAATTTGGAATAGGAATTCGGGCATTAGTCCTCGCAGGTGACGACGACTCGCCGGAGACGACAGGACTCCAACGACATTTTGAGGCTCATACCGTAACCCTTGTTTGCGTTGTCCACTCGAAGTCTGCTGATGACTCGGATCGGCCAGCCGGTGGTCAACGTGGAAATGGTGACGCTGTCCGTTTTGGCTGATGTGGTAAGGCTCGGCACGTTCGCTGGGGTGACATCCACACAACCGAGCGGTGTGACGGTAGCGGTGACACCTCCGGTGCCGGTGACATACGTTTTGGTTTTGTCGTCAATAATCCATTCGGCCATCACTTCTTTGACGACGAACGGGCGTTGATGCCAATACTCGGACAGGGTGACTGTTCCGGTGGGGCCGGTGGTTGAGTTGGAGTTCGTGGTCCCCCACTTGTAACCCGTCTTGATGGGGAACGGCGCATGCATCGGGAATCGGGTGAGGGAGATCATGGTGACCGGCGACGCCGACCTGGCGATCACAAAGTATTCGTTTCGGGAGTCGGTGCTTCCTTGCGAGATACTGATCTTGTTTAGTCCGGTATCAAAGGTAGTGGGGCCGGATAGGCGTGACCATGTGCCGTTCATGTCTGAGCAATACACATGGCCGGTTCTAAATGCTGCGACGATACGTCCGTTGCCTGCGTTTTGGACAACAAGGTTGTCATCGCCCGAGTTGTAGTTATCCAAGATCACATCGTTGTCAAACGAGGCGATAGACCTGACGCTTGCCCCTGATAGTTCGTACAGGCTTCCGTCAATAGTGCCTTCTTGTACGGAGTCACCGAAGATCAGGCTGCGGCCCAGCACTCCGGCGTATCGCATGCCCTCAAGGGTGTCGCTGGTTGCAAGCAGACGCTGGATCGTGATGGACTGGCCCAATACCCCAACCATTGAGTAAACACCCTCGTTGGTGACTACGAGAATGTCGTTTGTGCGGGGGTAGACGCCACGGATCGAACCGGCGAATTCGTAGTAGTCGGTGGTGGCGAACGTGGTTCGGGTTGCGTCTGAGTAATACAGTTTGGAGCCGTTGTTGCCGGTGTTGAAACAGAACGGTGTCGCCCAGGCAAGAAGCCTGTATCCGGCAATAGCCACATTGTTGACATCTGTGGTGGCGGCTAGAGCGGTCGAGACGCTGGAACTGGTACCGCCGGTAGTTATCTTGGCGATGTTGCCGTCGTAAGCGAAATAGAACCAAGCGTTCGTCGGATCGTAAGCGACCAAACCTTGAAATACGCGGGACGAACCGGGGTCGTAATCGTTGATGCTGCTTGTCGGATTATCGAACGCCTTTTTGAGCATCCGGGGGTAGTAGACAGCCGTTGTGCTTTTCCATGTTGCGAACGTGTACGAAGTACCGCCAACCATCCAATGGTCAAAGATGCCGACTTCAGAAATGCTTGAAGCACTTAGGGTGTAGTAGTCGCTGTAGGGGGTCATCGGCATGATGTCCCCTCGAGGGTGCAAGACGACCTGACTACCGCTCCAAGTATTAGCGGGCTGGTTGTTGACTCGGTCGCCCATGTAATGGCCGCCGGTGAAGTCGTCGTAAGTAATTTGGAAAGCGCCCATCGTCTACTCCCAGGAGGCGTAGTCGTTGGCCCGGTTGAACTTGATGCGCTTGTTGATCGTTGTCCGGTTGTCGTCGTTCAAGGTTCGCAACCAGTTGCCGTACTCCTGCATGTAGAGGCTGGCTCGCTGCTCATCTTGACGGCGGGCACAACACAGGAACGCTGCGTAAGCAACGACGGCATAGTGGTAGGCGACCGGCAGAAGCGGGCTAGCACCGTCGCTCGAGAGGGCTGGCTCGTTACGGAAGTAGTAGAACGTGCCGTTCAGCGACGCCGACGGAATCGGTGTGATCTTGACCTGCGATCCGTAGATCACCCAACCGTAGGACGACTCGGTGTTCTCAGGGTCAAGGTAATCCTCGAGGGGGATTGGTTCTGCGAGAGCGTCGTTGATAACCAGTTTGTTGGCGCGCATGAAGTCCGATGGGAGGGTTGCTGCGCCATTCACCGTGTCGAAGGTGAGGGTGGCGGTCGCTGCGAGCCACCACCAGTCTCGTTCCGCAGAGATACGGTTCAGGGCGTCGTTGAGGCTGGTGTTGACAAACGTGTCGGTGATAAGACCGTCGCCGGATGACGGGATAGCAAGACGGTCTTTGACGGCGGTACGAAGTTCGGAACGGTTCATCAGATCACCATTGCGCTGTAGTTCTGCGCCCCATTAGAAATCAGTTTGAGGATCGGTGCTGTACCGTCACCAGGGATGGACAAGGTCATGCCGATGGCCACGACATAGCAGTCGTCGCCGTTCACCGTCGGATCAGGGATACCTTTGGTTGGGTCACCGAACGTGAAGAAGATCGGATCACCGCTCGTTGTCCGGTTCGTCAGAATGAGGAACGAGCACGGGTTGTTGAACGTCACCGAGTCCACCGTTGACGGTGTCAGAACAGCATGTTTTGCGGTGTTCACGGTGTACGAGGCCATTACTTGCCTTTGGTGTTCATCGAGTATTGACGGCGGTTGCCACCCTCAAGGTGGCCGAGGTCTTGAACAAGCGCCCAATGCAGTTTGTCGGCAAGTTCCTGACGCTTGTCTTTTTCTTCCTGCTCATGAGCGTCCCGAATTTTTCGGTTGCGTTTCATGATGTCCTCAGCGAGTTGCTTGCCTTTCTGCCAGTCACCCTCGATCAGTTTGACGATCAGAGTGTGGTCGCAACGGTCATGTGAACAAGCCACATACGGGGTGTTGGTGGCATCCACCATCCACACCTCGAACCGGTTCGCAAGCGGGTTGAACATGAGAGAAGCCGACGGGTCGCCCCGCCAGCCGGACTCATCTCCACGCTGAATCCTGGTTGCGATGTCGTACACATCCCACGACACCTCAGCCATTTCAGACCCACCTTCGACATTTCCCATAAGGTCTGCTGCACGAATCATGGTGGTCATCCTAGACGACGAGGCCGGTCACCGTTCGGTAACCGGCCCCGTCGATTGGAGGGATGTTGTTGGTCAGGCGCCGGTTGCGTGGAACCGAACAACGACAGCCGAAACGTCAGTCGTTGAAGGAACCTCTGCGAGCGGTGCGCCGTCGGTGCTGGTGTCGACCCAATACAGTTTGATCTTGGGTGCCGACGTCGATCCGTCCCATGCCGGAACATAGCCGTCAGTCGTTGCGACCGACAGCCAGTCCAAGCGGGTGAGGCCGAGTTGTGCGAGGGTCACAGCCTCTCCGCCCGTCGCGTACGACGAGTCGAAGGTGACCGTGCCCCGCACTTCGCGGCGACTACCGGGGACTTCAG